AGGTCATATGGGCAAGGATCTAGGCACCCTGAAAGGGGACCATGTGAAAAGCCCTATGTTACTCTGGAGGATGCTCGCCCTAGAACTAGGCGAGCGATGCCGCGTTTGCACCACGCGCGATGAACAAACTGTCGCGCGACGAGTCAAACATGAGGGGCTCTCGTTTCTTACGATTGCCCTACCTGACTTCGGCAAGGACTTCGATGAAGCCCTTGCTTGGGGTCACGTTGATCACGACCACTTCGTCGGTTTCCGACGTCATGGCGGTCTCCCCCGATTTCTCGGAGGTTTCCTTGAGAGCGTGTTCGACCGTACAAGTGGTGTCCTGCTCGATGAACCGAGCCCGGACGCTGTCTATGCAATACGGCAGCTTACCCGAGTTCTGTCGAAGGTGTCCCTGCCTTGTTCTTACGAACGAGAAAGAGATGCTTTTGACCAGTACATCAAGACAGACATGGAATTGGCTGAAGTCGAAAAGAGCTTCACTGCGGATGATCTTCGCAGATTTGCTCGTATTTCTCGGCTTCTGTTTGGTAGGGTGTTCAGTATCGTGGATATTCTTCACGGTGACGGACAACTCGTACCAAAACACGGACCTGGAGCCACTGCAGATCGACTGTCGGGAAACCGGAAGTACGACCTATCAGTATGGCACCAACGACTTGATGAAGGGGGATTCCACAGTGTGGACTTCCTCTTGCCAAGTCCCAGGTTCTGGATGAATCTGGACCGTGTTCAGTTCTCGTCGCCCGCGAACGAGCGACCCGTCAGGGTTATCTCCGTTCCTAAAACGCTCAAGACGCCACGCATCATTGCCATTGAGCCCACGTGCATGCAATACGCACAACAGGCTGTGGCAGAGGCCCTTGTCCGAGAGCTTGAGACAGATAATGTCTCGAGGAATTTCGTCGGTTTTACCGACCAGACTCCTAACCAGCGCTTGGCTAAAAAGGGATCTCTTGATGGTTCTTTGGCTTCTCTGGATCTCAGCGAAGCTTCAGATCGCGTCTCGAATCAGCTGGTGGAGGTCCTATTCTGCGGCTTCACGCATCTTCGCGATGCCGTGGCTGCGTCTAGGTCTTACCGTGCTGACGTGCCTGGTTTTGGTATTCATAACCTAACCAAGTTCGCGTCTATGGGTTCTGCTCTCTGC